CTTTTCCCGGCATAATCACTTGCCCTTGTGATTGCCCGGCGAGCAGTGCGGCGTGCTGCTCTTGGCTAATCTCTACTGCGTCTTCAGGTAGCCTGCTGTGGATGGCGCTGTCGTAAAACGCCTGATTTGTTTTCGAGTAATAGATAGTCATGTTTGCTCCCGTTAATAACCAATAGCCACCCAATGCACGGTTTTGCTGCCAGCTATACCGTTTTCGGAGATACCGACGTGGCAGCCGGTTTTGGTAATTTTTCCAGCATGGGCGGCCAGTATGTATGAGTAGGTAACTGCACTCTCAAAAATCACAGTGGCCTGCACGTTGAGACAGGCGTTGGGGAACGCCACCGGAAACACCACCGGCAAAAAGCCGTCGTCCGGTACTTGCAGCGAGCCCCACTCGGCAATCAGCCCGTTCGCCATTTTCTGGTAGCCCGTTGCGGCTTTTTGAGCAGCAAACAGGTTGTCGACTGCTTGTGCAAAGTCGGTGATGTCAGCGGCGCGGTGGGTGTGGGCTTTTGGAGCTACCTCGTCGCGGTTGGCCTTGCGCTGTATATCTGCCGCCAGCGTGGCGGCATCCAGCGTGCCGGCGTTGGTTACTTTGCCAAACGCCTTAATCCAATACGCCACGTCGGCCTGGCTGTCTTTGGCCTTAATGCACAGCACCATTACCAAGGCTTTAGGGCGCACCTCGTCAGCAGTGGGGACAGAGCGGGAAGCATCAAACACCACCCGTTTTTTGCGGTTGTTGTGGTCGCTGTCGCCTTTCGAGCTGCTAAATGTCGCATTTGCACCATCGTCCAAGTCCATCGTGAACGCCCCGTCGGCCTTGGTGTAGAGCGTGTACCGATAGCCGCCGTATAAGGCTTCGATGCTGCCTGTAATGTTGCGGATGGCATCGCCCTGCTGCGTGCCCACCGTGAGGCTGCCTGATGCGTTGCGGATAAAGCGGTCTTCTGCTTTCGGTACGGCATCGATTGAGCCGTACTGCACCACCAGCTTGCGGTAGAGCTCTGGATAGGCGGCCTGCGTTACCCTAGTGGCAATCTCGTCGTACTTAATCCAGCCGTCTGGGATGTCCGCAATCGGGAAGTAGGCGGTCATGCCGACGTCGGAGCGGTTGAGCTTGGGTAGCCTGTTGCCGCCCAACACGCGATACAGGTCGGGATAGGTGGATTGGGCAAAGGTGCTACCGTCGGCTTTCAGGTAGCCTTCCTGATTGGTAACGGCGCGGGGGAAGCCCACCACTGCGCCTACGGGCAGGCCTTTGCCTGCTGATTCTTCGGCTTTGTCATAGGCAATTTTTACCGCCTTTGGTGTGGCGGCCATATCTTCACGATCGCTATTAGTGGCGGATGAGAGTTGTACGGAACCAGCCTGCGTGGTGCTGGCTTTTAGCCCTTTGCCTGCATGTATTGCCCATTTCCCTGTGTTGTTGCCACTGTTCGGGTTGTGGGTGTTGGCATCTACCAAGCTGATGTATTCGGTATCCAGTGTGTCGCTGATAAGCACCGCGCCTTTCGGGTAGCCGCCGATGGCGTCGCAAAAGGCTTGGTCAAAGCGGTAACGTCCGCCTTGGTTCTGCCACACGATGTTGGCGGTGATTTCGTGCAGCACGCCGTTCATATCTTTCCCGCTCGGGGGTTTGCCGCCGACGGAAATCGGCGTCATGGTGATGCTCGGGAAGCCTTCGGCATAGGTGGCGGCCTCTTGTGCCAGCCCGCCGTTGCGCTCAGCGGGGATATTATTTTTCAGACCGTCGGCTGCCCAGGCTTTAGGTAGCAATTTGGGTTGTGGCATGGTTTAAACTCCCATAAAAAAAGCACCCTCGCCGAAGGGTGCTAGGTTGGCTTCGATGTAGCCGAAGGTTTTATCTGCCTCCGGTTCGTAAAAATCCAGCAGTACGCCGCTGGGGCGCGGCAACAGGTCGCTTTGTCGGATGATGGAGCGCTCCACTGGTAGGAGGTAGAACTCAAATACATAGCGTGCAGCCATTGTGCCGTTTTTCACAAAATACGCCCGCCCGCGCGTGCCGAACATCTCGCGCAGCAGGCGGTTGATATGCGGGGCGGTGGCGTAGATGATGTTGCTCATAGCTTTGAGCATAATCACGCGGCGGTAGGTGTTATCGTCCAAGGGATAGCGCCGCTCCAAGCTTTCTCCTGTACTCCATACGCCGTTATCAAACGGGGTAAAGCCCTGTGCAAAGCCGATGTATTCGTCTTGTGCGCTAATCATGACTTCTCGCTCAATACCGACAATCGCGCCCCAAATATCCAGCCCGAAACCCTGCGCGGTAGAAACGTTCCACACGGTATCGTAAAACCGCTGCTTGTCGGTGCGCGGGTCGATGCAGTCATCAAACCGCCTTACCAGACGGCAGATGACCGGGCTGTTGGCATATTGGCTGATTAAGGTTTCGCCTACGGTTATCATACGCTCACCACTTCGATATTTTCGGCACGGACAACGGGCGTTTGGTCGATGCCCACAGTCACGGAATTGCCCATGCTGCCAGCCGACAAACCGATTTCTACGTCCAATACATGCACGTTCGGCACGGCCTTCACCACGGGGGAGACATAGCGGATAGCGTAGAGGTTCGCGCCGATGCGCCCCTTGAAGGCGGTAATGACGGCCTGTTTGATGGCCGTCTCCGCGCCGACGAATGCCCCGCGCTCAATCTTGATACGGAAATACACCGGTAACTCGTTCGGGCGCATGAAGGCTACCTGATAGGCTGGCTTCGGGTCGCTGTAGTTGTGGTCATACACCGTGATTTCGGTGTTGCCGTTGAAGTCGCAGCCACTGCCTGCGTAGCGTAATATGGTTTCGGCCACCGCCGTATCATCCCCGCCCACCGCCGCCACATAAATGCTGTGCGGCTTGAGTGTGTAGTTGGTCGCGCCAGCCTGTACGCTTTGGTTTTTCGGGTTGTCGATGACGTACACATCACGCACCCCGTCCAACGCAAACACGTTGGCATACACCGCCTGCGGTGTTCCGTGGGCATTGATGGCGACACTGCGCCGCCTGCGTTCGGCGAATTCTGCGCGGCTCTCTTCCGCCCGACCAGGAACGGCAGGGCGCGGGTTGTCCACCCTGTCCAGCCCCACCAAGGCTTGATAAATAACGTTCACACTGTGGGCGGGGGCTTCAATCTGTCCGGCGGCAATAAGCGTGCCGCTGACTTTACCGCTGATTGGGATGCCGATTTCCTGCTGCAAAGCCCATTGGTTTCCCGCCACATCCTGCACGATGAATCCCTGCGGAATCTGAGTGCCGGGCAGTCCGACAAACTCGCACACCACTGCTGAATCGGTGGCGGGTTTTCGCTGCAGGAAGTAGATTTGGGCGATCGCATCTTGCATCACACCTTCGGCATATTCCGGATGAATTTGATTGACCAGTTCGGCAATCACATTGTTTTTGTCGGCAATCACGGCAGCCAGCGAGGAAGCAAGCTGCCCCTGCGGCGTTTCCAAGTTCAGGTTCAGACCGCCGCCGAAAGCATCGTTGAAATCGGCCAGCACGCCGTTCAGCACTTCGGTTTCAGTCGGAATCTGCAAGCCTTGCGGCGTGAAGCGAACTGGGGGAACATGACTGCTCATAGCGTTACCTCGTATTGTTTTTGGGCGTCGTCGGTAAATTGTAGGCCGCCTGAAAGCACGCGCCCGTCGCGCAGTTCGGCGGCCACGTCTGCCGCTACCACGCCGGGGACGGATAAAGCGGCCTGCACCAGCCGATGCCGGTATAGCGCGAACGACTGTTTTTTGCCCAGCATTTCTTCAAAATAGGGGATGCCCTTTTCTGTATCGTAATACAGTTCTCCGGCAAACAGGCGGCACGCCGAAGCCACATCCTGCGCTTTGGCGTAGGGGTCTTTGGCCAGCGCAATATTGCCTGCTGTATCAAGGGTTAAATCCCAACTTTCTTGGTCTAGATATAGCGTATTCATGTTGCTATCGGCTTCCCTGATTGGCCGCTGCCCGGCTGTACGCCGGAATGCGGGTGGTTGAGCAGGCTGACGTCTTTCGCCTTCACATCGCCGTCGGCAGAAATCCCGCCGCCACCCGTGAATTGCGCCGCGGCTTGGGTGTTGGCCTGAAAGGTTTTCGAGGTGCTGCTCACGCCGCCTTGGGCGTTCAGGCGGATATTGGCCGCCTCCATCTCAATATCGCCGGGCGAGAACAGCTTGATGCCGCCGTCCTTAAAATGGATATACTGCTTGGGCGTGCCGTTCAGGAAGCCGCCGAAATACAGGCCGTCCGAATAATCGAAACGCCGCCTGCTTTGCGGAGCGGACGGCGCTTTGTTTTGCTTAACGCTGGATATATCGCGGCTGCAAAAGCCGCACATGCCGATGTCGCCCGGCTCTGGGTCGATAATCACGGCGTTGCCGCCGCCTTGCAGACGGAAATACGGCACATTGTAGATGATGCCGTGCGGCGTAACCGTGCCGTCGCCGCTGATTTGGGCAACCAATGGCTGCACGTCCACCAGCCCGACAGGGGCAAGCCCGCCCGCTTTGGTTTTGACCACCCGCACCAGCGTTACGGTTTGGATGCGCGAGACGATGCCCGACACGATTGCGCCGATTTCACCCGCGCCGCCTTGTGTTTGTTCGGGGCGGTATTGCGCCCAATTATTTTGTTGCGACTTTGGCATTTGTATCCTCCACATTGGCGGCTTTGATGTCGGCCAGCCATTTGCCGCCCGGTGTTTGGCTTTCCAAATCCAGCGACAGACCGAATACGCGCCATCTGCCGTTGCATTGCTCAATCAGACTGCCTGCAACCTCAATCAGTCCGCCGAAGCGCAGGGCTTTGTCGTACAGGCATTGCAGTTTCACGCCCTGCAAATCGGGTATCGGATAGCCGATCAGGCCGGTGGACGGGCTGACGATGGGTACGTCAATCATGCGCGGCTGCCCCTTGGGTGTGATAGCGACGGTTTCGTTGTCGATGTACACATCTATATTGGCGGCGGCGGCAATATGTCGGATTTTGTCCAGTTCGGTGTTCGGTAAGTATTGGTTGCTGATTTTGGCCTTTACGCCGTTGTTTTCAAAACGTCTGCCCATGCGTTTGCAGATGGCTTCGATGGCCTTTGCCACATCGGTCTCGCCTTCGTGGCTGACCGCTTCGGCGGGCTTAAGTTGCCACAAAACAGCGGTATGGCTCTCGATAACCAGGCAAATATCCGGCGCGCCGCCCATTTCTGGGTAGGCAAACGTGATATTGCCGGTATAAACCACGCTCAGGTTGTCTTGCTCGCCTGCCTCCACCTGCACTAAGTTCATCATTGCCTGCTCGGTGTTCCATTTCACACGGAGCAGCTTCATGATGCTGTCCAGCTTCAAGCCGTACACTTTGATGCGGGCGGACGGCATCACCGCGCCGTTGCCGTAGTTGATTTGGCAGGAGGTACGCAAACCCTCAACAACCAGCGTATCGTTGCCTTTCGCATCCCATACGTCTTTTTCCTGCCCCAGCTTGATGTTGACACGCAGGATTTTCTCTTTAATGCTCATCGCGGTACACCAAAATAAAACGGCTGCCTAGTTCCTGCCATTGCGGGTCTAGTCTGCCTGCGGTATCGACAAAATACAGTTCGCCGCGAAACCCACGATAAGCCTCGCCCACCAGCGGCATACCGTGCAGGCATACCCGTTCGCGTATCAGCACGCGCCCGTCTGCCGACACGGTGGCATACAGCCTACCTAATCGCGGCAGCAGCGATACGGTTACTTCCTGACTGCCTAATGTGGCGCTAACTTTTTGCACAGGGACAGACTTTAGGGGGATTTGGTAAATCATTTCAAACCGAACCCCTTTCTGAATGTATCGGTTATTTTCCCAAACCCATCACTGCCTGAACCGTACAGCTTCGACAAGATGGATTCGTTGTTTTGCACCGGCTTGGGCTGCACCTTGCCGCCGTCTGCCTGCGCCTGCGCGCCGTCGGGCTTGGTTTTGGTGTATTTCACTTCCACCTGCCGCACTTCGGCTAAGTGGATATTAACCTTCAACAGCCGCGCCCCGTCTGAAGCTTCACGGGCATAGTCATAGCCTGTTATCGCCATGTTCGTATACACCGCTTCGGGCGTGATAACCAAGAACAAATCCGTACTGTTGGCCAGTGCATCCAACAAGCCAAGAAACGCCCCGCGTTCAAACACGCCGCCACTGCCTTTAGTCATTTGAACCGTCACCGTGAACGGGTCGCCCACTTTGTTGTAGCTGGCGAACGAACCACGCTCAATAGGCGCATTGGACACTTTGGAGGTGTTTTGGTGTTTGACTGACGTTACGTTGTCAGACAACAACAGCGGGATGCCGTTTTGTCCGAAAATGCCCCAATAGTTGCCGAAAATAGCGTTGATTAAGGCAGCACCACCGAACTTAATCAGCGCGCCGCCTGCGTTTCGCGGCAACTTTGGTACATTAGGGATGCCGATTGAGTTCCAAGCCATAACAAACCTTTCTCACACCATCGCAGGCATAATCTGCACCAACCTGTTACGGGCGGCGGCAGAAGCATCCGCTATTGTGCCGTCTATGGTACTGGCTGAAGACTGTACATGGATGCCGCCGTTGATGGCGAACTGCATATTGCTGTTGTTGGTAATCTGCTGCGCCTGCTGGCGGGCAACAGCGCCTTGCTGCATGGATTGCGAGCCGCGAGCAGCGCCGGCAGCTACGGCTTGGCCTCCGATTGGCTGGGATAAATTGGCAGATTCAGTGAAATATCTCCTCTGATGCGCCCTGAAAGCAGAGTTCTGTACCATTTCGCCTTTGGCGATATAGCCGTCTCCGTTTGAATCCCAAACTTTGTTCAGCTCATATGCCCGAGTGCCGCGCCGATAACCATAACCTGTTACCGCCGTATATAAATCAGCAACATCACGTTGGCGACGACCATCAAAACCACGTTCTTTGAAATAACGTTCGACATAATTCATTTGTTGGTCGAACGATAAGCTTCTGAACTGGTCTCGAGTCATCCCATAATACTGACCACGTGTTCCCCCGCTACCAGCCATAAACTGTATTAGCCCAGTTGCGGAAGAGGTGGGATTGGTAATGCTGGGTGAAAACGTTCCACCTGTCTCAAACGAAATAATAGCAGCTAAATCATTAGGCGATACGCCGATATTACGCGCCACTCTGGTAATAGCAGCAGCTTTTTCAGGAGTAAACGCACGGCTTCTATGAAGCTGTCCTGATGCAGGCTGCCGCGAACCGCCGCCCAGCCACGGCTGCGAGCTGTAGCTGGCAGGGTGAATGTTATCCCTGCCTGCTTGGAAGCCTCCTTGGAAGGTGGCGTGTTCCTCACGGGCGATTTGTCCCAGTAGGGCGTTCATTCTCGCGCCGGTTTGGCCGTTTCGATTGTAGGTATTGGATACCCCAAGCAGCCGCACGTTCGCCCCTCTGGCGCGCAATGCGCGGATTTGAGCACGGATGCTGTCGGCGTCGTTCGGGTTGTTGCTCATACCGGATGACAGAATCACGGTTTGGCCTTGCAAGTTGCCGGAATAACCGTTGATGAAGCCCAATACCTGCTGCGGATTAGCACCCACTCTAGTTGAACCTGTGCCGTTTACCACGCTGCGGTAGCCGTGAGCGATACTATCGCCGAAGTAAATCGTGCCACCTGGGGAAAACATCTGTTTGGCGACACGCTCTCCAGAGCCTAGGCTTCGTACTGCCGCCTGAGCCGAACCTGCCGCGCCTGGGGTGTGGCCAGTAGCGACATCAACTGCGCCGGATACCCGTTCGGCGGCGCTCTGTACCTGCTCTGCAACGAAATTTACCGGGCGCATAGCTAGGCGTTTGGCCGCCGTCCAAGCGCGGTTGTAATCGCGGTTCATCAGGGCATTGAAGATTTCGCCTAGGTCTTCCAATGCGGGAGCAACAAATTGGTAAATGTCGTTGGCAAGGCTTTTGAAACCGTTGGCCAGCGAGCGCAAGGATACCCCGTTTTCATCGATAAACCCCTTCAGGCGCAGCCAATCAAACAAATTCTTCCCGGCTTCTGACCAGCTCGTATAGCCGGTGAGCAGGTAGGTGAAGCCTTTGGTAAGACTGTCTACCGATACTTTCGATGTCTTGATGTAGCCGGTAAAAGCACCCCAGTTGAACAGACTTTTCCCGCCTTCCGCCCAAGTTTTGTAATCGTTATAAAGCAGCACGAACGCTGCCCCCAGAGCAGCCACGGCAGCAGCGGCCAGCGCAAACGGGGCAATAAAGGCATACAGCGCCGTTACTGCCGACCATAGCACGGGAATCAGTACCACGCCCAGCACGAAAGCCAAGCCCTCGAAAACGTGCTTCATGGTGTTTTCGTTGCGCATCAGGTAATCGGCAAAGCTGCTGACCAGTTTCACCAGGCGCAGTAAATGCGGGGCGAGCGCATCGGCAACCATGTTTTTCAGCGCATCCCATTGCTGGTTAAGATAGGCGCGGGAGCGGGTCAGTTCGCGGCTGACGGCAATTTCTTTCTCGCCGGAGCGATAGAGCCGGTCTTGTAAGGCCAGCATCTTTTCCATTTCGGCGCGGCCTAACAGCAGGGTGTTGATGGTGCCGTCGTCCAAACCCATGCTTTTAGCCAGATTGTAGGCCTGCACCCTGTCCATCTTGGAAAAGCGGTCGGCCAGATCCAGCATGATGCTGTCGAGGTTGCGCGCTTTGCCGTCGGCATTGAGCAAGGCAACACCGAAGGCATTGAAGAACGGAACCATGGATGTGTCGCCCATGGTGGTGAGCCGGGTAATGCTCATGCTCAGCCCAGCCAAACTACCTCTCATGGCATCGGCCTGACCGCCCGCCATTTCAGCCATGCCGCCCCATGCTTGGAGCTGGTTACGGCTCATGCCGATATTGCGAGATAAGTTGTCTAGTTGCACGTTGGCTTCAGTGGTCTCACGGATCAACTTATCCAGTGCGTTTGAGCCGGTAACGAGGGCGAAGAGGGCGGCAGCGCCTTTTGCCACCTTGCCTAGTGCCTCTGTCAGGTTTTTGGCCTGCTTGACGTTCTGTTTGACCTTTTCGGCGTGTTTGTCCAACCCTTTGCCGGATTTGCCCGTTTTTGCTTCTACCTTCTCGAATGCCTCGGTTATGTCATCCAGTTTGGAGACAGCCTGCTTGGCTTCCCGGCTGAATTTGGACGAATCAATGCCCAACTCCATAAACAGGGTATCAATTACTGTTGCCATAGCGATTCCTAAAAAAGGCTACCCGATTTCAGGTAGCCTGTTGTGCCTTGTTGAAGGCATCTGTATTGACGATTTCGAGCAGGTTAAAGGCATCTTCCAGCCCGTACACGGTTTGCAGTTCGTGCAGGCTGCATATACGGGAGGAAACCAGCGCACCGATGGTTTGGGTCAGATTCAGGTAGCCTTGTTGTCGGCTTCCTCCTCCCCGCCCGATGCCGAGGTCAGGCCAAAGGCGTGTTGCAAAAAATCGGTATGCAATGCGAACACCTCCTTCCGCAAACGCCACAGGGTCGTGAAGTCTTCCACATCGTTGAAATCCATATTCAGCGGGCGCGGCTGGCCGCCTTCGGGGATGATTTGCACGCAGTCCAAAAGCTCGTTCAAGAGCGGGATGGCGTCTTCAGGTTTGACTTTGCCTAATGCGCCAAGCGTTGCCCCAACCATGCCGATCATTCCTTGCTGCGGGGAGATGCCGCCTAAATCAACACCGCTGTTGGCCAACGCCAAAAGGGCGCGCATCGCCCAGTGGTCGGCGCGGGCGGCGGGCATTTCGGTAATCAGGAACACGCGGCCTTTATCCCGCCCGTTCTCAATGGTGATTTGCCGGGTTTTCAGAGCCATCTTAAATCTCCTCTGGTTTCACCACGATGCGGAAGCTGTAGGTTACGGCTTCCAGCGTTTTCTTAGCCGTGGTACCGCCGGGGATTTCCACCAAGAAGCCGGTGGCAGTGTAGCGGCGCTTCACTGATGAAATCTCAACCGAAAATTCCACCATGCGCGTTTCCTGACGTTGCAGGATGTCGTTGGTGAATTGGTCGAAGTAGTCGCGCGATTTGCTGGTGGGCGCAAGCTGGATGTTGAAGTCCACTTCGTAGGGCGTAAAGCCGCCGGATTGCTGGCCATCCACGCCCATCATGGTTTCGCCGATTTTGCCTTGTCCGAAGTCAAAAGCGTTGTCGGCGGCGTAGCCTTCAATCTGTACGAAGTTGTCGTTAAAGCCTTTCACGCGCATCAGCAGGATGCTGTTGGCGGCGGTTAGGGTGCGGTCTGATACGGTTTGCATATATTTTCCTTTGCAAAGAGGCTACCTGAATTGTCAGGCAGCCTGCACGGGTTTACTGAACATTGATTGAGCCAAGATTGATGTTGTGCACGCTGCCGCCGTCGGTGTACCACAGCTTCATCGGCATGGATTGGCGGTTTCCGCGGGTCTGCGCCGAAGCGTTCTGAATCAGCAGGAAATAACCGGTGCTTTCAATCTTCGCGGCGGCATCGACGCGCGCTTCGTTGTTGATCAGGGCGCGTTGCTGTTCGCTCAACGGTACGCCCGGCTGGATGCTGCCGAAGTTCAATGCCTCGTTAATCGGGTCTTGGCAGGCAGCGCGTTGCAGGGCGATACCGACGGCGTTGTACGGCACGGCCTTGGCAGAGGTGAGCAAGGTCATCAGGGCAAGCTGCAACTGGCTGTTGAGGCGGATTTGGTTCACATAAGCATCAATCCATTTCCATTTGCCGGGCATTTGGCCGGGATAAAGGAAGGTAAAGCGGTCGTTTGCGGTCGCCCATGCGCCGTAGTAGTTGTAGCCGTTCTCTTTCAGGTTGTCGGCATCGGCAGCGTTGTCCACGTCCACGCTCAAACCGGATTGGTTTTTGAACGCCAGCGTGATGCGGCCTTGCGTTTCGGTGAAATCAATGGAAGCAATCGCGCCACACAGGAAAGCGGCCTTGTCCAGCCCGCCGTAAATCGGGGTAGTGCCATCGTAGGCGGCGGCTTTCAGTTGTGCGCCCAAGCAGGTAGTGTTGCCGGTTTGCAGCGCGGCGGCTTCTTTGCCCCATGCGGCGTAAAGGAAGCGGTTGTTCTGCGCGTTGCTCCATTTGGCCAAGGCCAGCTTGTCGGCCAGTTCGGGCTCAAACACAGTGGTAAAGGTGGCAAAATTCAAAGTGGACTGAATCACGCCTTCCATCACGGTTTCCACGCTGTCGCCGTCGTTGCCTTTGGAAATCACCGCGCCTTTGGCTTCGGTCAGGTTCAGGGCTTCGGCCAGCGTGCCGGTGGCAAAGCCGATTTCGGAAGCTCGGCCTTGGGTGGCGGAAACGATTTCAAACGCTTGCAACTGCTCGTCAAACTGCACGGTGGCACTGATAGCTGTGCCGATTTTGGCGGCGGCATCGGAAAAACTGGTGGCGGCCGCCAAGCTGATGTTATCGCCGCTTTTGTCGTTGCCGTCGATGTTCACTTTCAGGTTGCCCGAAAGTTTTTTCAGGGCGGCAAGGCTCATGCTTTTCACGCTTGCGCCGCGCAGATAGGCAGCTTCTTTGCCGACGTTGTAGGGGTAGAAATACAGCGTGCCGGGTTTGATGTGCGAATTATCGAAGCCTTTAAAGTACACTTGCGCGGCTTTAAACTCTTCGCTGGCCAAGCCGAAAAACTCGCCGACCGCCGAAGCATCGGGGAACGCGGTGTGTCTGCCGGTGGGTAGGTTTTCGTTTTTGCTCAAAAAGACGGCGTTCATCGACAAGGGAGAACCGCCGGAACTGAGTACGGCGGGGTTTACGCTGACAATTTTATTTGCCGAAATAGATTGGAACATGGATATATCCTTTACGGTTGGATCAGGGTTAAATCAAAAGCGTTTACAAACTGCTGCGGGTGTTCTGCCTGCGGCGCGTAGGCCAGATGAACGGTGGTCATCCAGCGTTCTTCATATTCGCTCTCTTCGTTGGTGAGCGGCATGAAGCGTGCGGGGTCGGCATATAGCGGCTGGCAGGATTTCAGCTGTTCGCAGGCGTAGAAATCGCGCCACAGTAAAACGGTTTTCTGCGCCATCTGCCCGGCTTCTGCGCCGTAAAAATCAAGCTGCATCTGTATTTCGGATTGGCGCGAAACGGCGGCGGTTTCATCCGCCACGGCATAAGCGTGTTCGTTCGTTGCGGCGGCGGTTTCGTTCAAGATGTTCATCACCACGAACGGCGGCTTGGGCAACGGAACATTGTTGCTGTATCCGCGCACCACTTCGCACGAAAAAAGCCCGAGCAGCATTGCCCGGACTTCGGTATAAATATCGTCTAATGTTGCCGCCATAACAGCACCTTGCACCAATCCGGCCAGCTTTCCACCACCTGCTTCACCAGCCATTCTGTCGTTTCGGTTTCGCCGTAGGCCGCGAACACCAGCTTGTCCGCGCCTTTGCCGCTCTGCCGCCGCAAGCCGTGGAATTGGCCGGTGACATAGGCATAAAGCAGCGTTCCTTGCTGCGCCAGACCTTCAAACAAAGACAAATCCTGCGTACTTAGGGTTTGGGTCTGTATGGTTACAGGATGCTCGCTGTAGCCTGATTTCCGTTTTCCCGTGGCATCGGTGGTGTAGCCGTCATTAAGTTTCAACACGGCGGGCAGGTTCGGATTGACGGATGTAATCGCGCTGTTGGCGATGGCTCTAAGATTCATCGGCTACCTCGTAATCAATACTTCGCCACAACGTTCCCGTGTCAATCAGCGGCTTATCGAAACCTTTTTTCTTTACGGTTGCAGCGGCGTTGGGCGGTTCGCGGAAGGCTTGTATAGTTTCCACAATCTGCCCCTTTACGCCTTCGCCCATCAATTCCAAGGTTTGCCGCACATCGCCGCCGTTGGCTTCCAGCATCTCAGCAGCCTGCTTCGGCCATTCGTCCTTATGCTCGGCAATGGTATTTCGGAAAAACGGGCGCGGGGGAATGGTTGCCGTGCCGTATTCATTCCAGAAGGCCACTTGCGCCACGCTTTCGCCGTCCGAACCTTCGTAGTTTGCCTGCTCGATGATACCGACGCGCACCTTGGCTGTTTGCGCCTGTGCAGCCAGTTCGGCCAGTCGCTGCCTGAACTTATCGCCGCCGCGCATAACAGCCTCCCGGCACATAGCGGAAGCGGCGGTATTTGGCGGTAAGCTGCCAGTAGGTCGCACCATAGGGCGTTTGCAGATACCAAGCGGCATTGCTGCCGACTGCGCCCATATCCGTGCTCACGGACACGCTGCCTTCGGTAGCCGAAGCGATGCGCCCCACCAATCCGCCCTGTGCGGCACGTTCAACCAGCGCGGCGAAATGGCGCACCAGCAGGAACAGCAGCATTTCGCGCTCTTCCAGCTTTTTCACAATGCTGTGGTCGGTGTTGTCCAGCAGGCTTTCGGCCTGCGTGAACCACATGGCGAACTGGGCATCACTTGCCTGTACTTCGGGATAGACCTCCTGAAACCGTGCTTTATCAAAGACGACGGCAGGCATGGTTAGTCTTCCTTGGCGGTGCTTACGCCATTAGCCTTGTCATCGGGGTTAATAGCTTCCAACTTGGTCTCGTTGTCGGTCTTTTCGCGTGCTTCGGCTTTGGTGTTCTTGGCATCTTCATGGGCGAAAACGAAGCCGTTTTTCACCATGTCGCGGTCTTGGTGCGCTTCCATCCAAGCGTTGAACAGGTCGGCGTCCACATCGTAAGTGATGCCGTGGCCGCCGATGATGTTTGAGGCGTTTGCGCCGTTCAGTTCCACCGACTGGCCGCCTACTTCGATAATCAGCCCGTTAGGCAGCTTGCAGCCAACGGTTACGGTTTTTTGTTTTGCCATTTGATTTTCCTTTGAAATTGAAAAAAGGCCGCCTATTTCAGACGGCCTTGTTTACGGTCGGCTTAGCTCACCGTCATGGAAGCAATGCAGAATGGGCGGTAGATAATCGCACCCCATGTGCCCTGCGATTTCTTCTGCTTGATGCTGGAGGCTTCCAAAACCATGTTGTGCGCGCGCAGTTTTTCGGTGAAACCGCATTCCAACGTGCGCTGACCGTCCAACTCTTCCACAATCAGCTGCACCATCTCGCCCGATGCGGCGGAGTATTCCGGCACGGTTTCGATGCGCAGGTTGGGGAAGTTCTTTTTCAGCTGGTCGGTAACATTGACGTTGTACTGGTTGGTTTTGGTCAGTTCAACGCTGGCAGTCGGGCTGCACACCAGCAGGAGCGGCGTGTTCATATCAATCAGGCCGCCGGTCTGCTGCAACAGTTTTTGGAACAGCTTGCGGATGGATTCGTACACCTGCTCGCCGGTGGCGGTTGCCCATGTTTGGGCGGCGGCGGTTGCGGCAGGCAGGCTCGGGTCGTTGAGGATGCCGTAGTTCTGCAAGCCGCGGATACCGAACAGATAGGATTTGTTCTGGAAGCGGTTCAAGGCGTTCACGCTGGCCTGATTGACACGGTTTACATAGTCAATCTTGGCTTCGCCCGCGCGTGCCACTTCGCGTTCGCCCCAGCGGGTGAACACTTGGTAGTGGTAGCTCTGGCGTTGCGGGAAATTGACGTTGGCACCGCTCACACCGTTGTTGTTGTAGTCGCCGTAGCTGGAGACTTCGCCGGTAGGTTCTACCAGCATGAACATGGCGGTTTCTGTCGTCCAGTCGCCTTTTTTCACTTCGCCGAAGATTTCGGCGGCCTTCATCGGCTGCAGGGCGACTTCAATCAGTTTCGGATCGACATAGGTCAGCATCCATGCGGGGATGCCACTGTTGCCTGCTGTGGTCAGTGCGGGCTGCGCGTCCATTGCCAAAGCTGCCTGAACCTGTTCGTTCATCAGCTTCTTGCCGCCGCCCATAAAGACGATGCCGGCATCGCGTTCTAATTGCTGTAAGGTATTCATTCAATTACTCCCATGTGGTGATTTTGGCCAGTTCGCCCGCTGCGGCTTTGGAAGCTACCTTGAAGCGGGTAAGGGTGTGGCCGGTTTCTGTGGCGGCGGCAGATGCTTTCAATGTGCCGTCGGTGTCTTTGGCAAACACGTTCTGGCCGATTTCAGCACCGGCGGGGAAGTGCGCCCAAAAATCGCCCGCTACCGCCAACGTAATGATTTGGCCGGGCAGGATTTGGTTGCCGTGTTCCGCCAGATAGGCGGTGATGCTGGCCTGCTGTTCGCGGTGGATAAAGCCGATGCGTGCGCCGGCGGTTTTTTTGTTGGACACTTTGCCGTCGGCATCCGCCCAAGCAAACACGCCAACGGTTACGCCGTCCGTGCCGCTAACGAGGGTGCCTTCGCCCGCCAGCATGGAAGCGTTCGGGTTGTGGGCAGCAAAATCCCCCGCAACGGCGGGGGCTTGGTAAGATTTAACTGCTTTTTGGAATGACATGGTTTAAGCCTTTCTGATTCGTGATAAACCGGGGAACTGTTCAGCGGTTTTGGCCGCATCTTGCGCCATCGGCTGTTTGGGTTTGCCCAACATGCCGACCATGGCGCGATAGGCGGACGGATGCACGCCAGTTACGTCAATGCCGCTCTGTTCGAGCGCGAACTTGTACACATCCGCTGCGTCGTCCATCGCTACATCGCCGACAATGGGCGCCACTTCGCGCTGTGCCGTAGCCAGGGCTTGCGAACGTTGGCGTTCGGCTTCTACGGCACGTTTGATGGCCGCATCCATCGCCATTTTGGAAATGGCGCGGTCTTGTGCGGGCTTGGGCGCGCTGCCTTCGGGGGATTCCGGCTCTTCGTCTTCGGCGGGTTCTTCCGGCTCGGTAGGGGCGGGGTTGTTTTCGCCGTCCTCCGGTTCGTCTTCGTCCGTGCCGACGTCCTCGACGTTTTCGGGCGGCAAATCTTCGCCGTCGTCCTCCGCCGTCTGCACTTCGTTGGTGAGCGAGCCGATAACCTGCAACAGTTCATCGGGGCTCAATTCGGCATCCTGCGCCAATAAAGGCTGCACGGCTGCCTGAATACGCGCTTTCGCGCCTGCTTTCAGTTTCATGGTTTTCCTTTCGTGAAATGGGTCTGCATCGCTTACTACAACATCACGCCCCGCCCGACCCACATCGACAAGGGCTACATGGTTTCCGACAATATCGCGCATCACGCCGTCGTAATGCCTGCCTTCAAATTCGCCTGCGGTCATGTCGGCGGTGTAGTGGTACGCGCTGGATAGCTCCACCTGCTCGCCGCTCTCAATACCGGCAATCGCCTCCGCATCCCACACGGCCAGCGAACATTTCAGGTAGCCGTTTTCAAACACGGTATCGCTGCCGGTCGTGCCCGCAATCACTTCTTTCTGCGGTTCGTCAGCGGAAACGGGGATGTGCTTGCTCAATAAAGGCAGGTTGTTGAACGTCGGCGCGGCCTTTTTCAACTCTTCGGGGTCTCGCAGCAGGTAGTAAACCTTTTTCGGCTCGAGCCCCAGTTGTTGGTAGTTGGGGATTTCGCTGCCGTAGTACGGATTTACCGTGGCCTTGCTGATGTTGGAGCTTTCAACGTGCAGCCTGCCGTCTTGGTCGTAGGAGCGCAGGGAGCGGTCTTGGGCGAGGGAGAGCCGGTCTTTTGCAGTTGTTGTAGGTCTTGAAGCAACTTTGCGCCGGATAATTTGACTGCTAAGTGCTGCTCCTTCATCTGTAAAGAAATAACCCCAGCCGCTTTTGCTACTGGGGTCTTCTTTCAAAATACCTGCTGAAACGTATTTGCTTAAGTCTTCGGCTTTCATTACTCCGCGAAAATCAAAAGAGTTTGGCTGGTAGCCGTTATGCACACTGGTTAAGTGATCAGAAATGCGTTTGAACTCGCCTTCATATTTCCGCAAACCTTCTAAATTTTTCCCAAATTCCCCCGCTGTTTTTTCATCCATATTGCGAAAATCCAAGCCTCCTTGCTGAAACCTCTTTTTATTCTCTCGAACATAAGAGATTGCTGTCGCTTTGGCTTGAGCGGCGGGTGTTTTAGGCCGATTAGCTAATGTGTCGGTAGGTTTTTTACCAGCTTGCCCGCCTATACGCTCAGCCAGTTCAGGCGGCATCTCCCCGCGCAAAAGAGCAACCATGATTGCGGCTTCCCGTTCTGAACGTGCATTCCGTTCCGCTTTAGCATCTGCCTCAGCCTTTTGCCTAGCAAGCGTTTTCTCGCTCAACGGCTGCACTTCTCCGACGGTTTCGATAGTGCGCCCAAGCTCTCGGGACATTGCCTGTTCAAGGCCTTTCCTCACCCCGACAATATGACCGTTCTTCACCGTAACATCGTTCCTGTCAATGGAACTATTCTCCGGCATTCCCTCCACCCAATAGCCGCCGAAAATAGATTTTTCAGCTTTTATCGGCTCTTTGATTTGGATATGGGTTTCTTTTAGCTTGACCTTTGCCGGCGGTTTCTTCTCGGATTTCGGCTTAGCTACCGCCGCCAAATGCTCCTTACTCGGCGTTTTCGCACCAACAAAGCTTTTTCGTACTTCGTTGATTTTTTCGCCGTTAAACTTTCCGCCCATGCCGGCTTCAATGCGGCCTGATTCGTCGATTTTGACGGGCGAGCCTTTGTTTTCCGCTCCGTTCGGTTTAACGGTAATCCAGCGGCTGTCCATCGCCAACAATCGGCGGGCTTTGCTCAAAATGGCTCTTTGTTGCGTATTCATGTGTTGAATCCTTTAATCACACTGCGGCTCGTACATCGGCAGTTGATTTCTTCCCCAGGCTGTACCCACTTCCCGTCCAGATACATGCCTTTGCTCACGTTAAACCGTTTGCCGTTGGCAGCAACATGGCTCGGGCGGGGTTCTTTGCCTGCGTGGGAGTGCATCCATATGGCCTCGGTAATGCCCAGTTCCTGCCGCCGTGACTTTTCAATAGCCGCCTTGGCTTTGTTGGTTTGGTCTCGCGCGATAAAGGCGGCGCGGCGTTCGCTGATGCCGTAATCCTTGCGCAGTTCGCGGGTCAGTTGCGCCATGTTGTAGCCTGCATTCACGCTGCGCCATACGCTTTCTTCCACGCGGTTCAAGTATTGCTGGCCAATGGAGCGGATAAGCGAGACGTTGCCGCCCAATATAGCCTGCAAGGCGGTTTGCTGCTGCGCTGTGGCACGGAAACGGACGGTAAAGCCTGCCTCCCGCAAGGCCGTCTGAAAGGCTCTCTCTGTGTGGTTTGCGCTTTGATTGGCAAATACCTCGGCGATTTGCGGGGCAAGTTTGTCCAACCGCGCCAGCCAATAACGCAACAGGGCGGACAAAGCAGCCTGCAAGCCGTCCGTCAGGCTGTCTTGGGCAATGCCTTTCGGGTAGTGCCGCTCAAGCAAGCCCTGCACGTCGGCGCGCATTTCACGCAACAGCTTTTTCAGGCTTTTGCGGTAGGCGGCCTCTACGCCTAGGTTGGGCTGTATCGGCTTCAGGATAATGTCTTTATCGGACGGGGCGGACAGTTTCATGGCTTGCTTTCATCTGATTAGTGGCATACAATAACCACGTCTGACAGCAGAAATTTTCGCATTAGCTGCGTAATCTCAGGCAGGTTACTGTCGAGTGATAAATGGTGGGGATTGCGGCCACCCAGACACAAACAACCCCTGATACTTCATCATCAGGGGTTTGTTTTTTGCTTGCGTGATTTAAATGCGGTCAGTAAGAACATCAACTGATTGCCTTTAAATTCCGGCGAAATGACCGCCATCTTTTTATTGTGCCAAATCTCAAAATTTCCCGTCTCTTGGCTCTTTTGAATATTGCCCTTCTCAATAACTTCATCAATATCTTCAAGGAAGAGGTCAATATCAATGCCTTGCTCTTCTCGGCGCTTGATGATGTGTTTCAATCCGACATCATCATTCCCCCAAACTAAAGTAATATCGCCAATGTCGCTTCGGTGGAAAGCACCTTTGATATACCCGTTCTTTTCCTGCCGTAATTTTTGGACGGCGTCTTTCCCTTTGCCTTGATACTCGGTGCCAAGGAATCCGCTTATGTCGGCAGCATTATTTTGAGGCGAGCCTCCTGCCCCAAACTGCCCGTTCTCCGCACGCGGATGTTTGCTTTCATCCCATTCGGCATCTTGGGCAGGTTCAGGCTTTGGGTCGGTGGGGTCTCCACCTTCCTCCCCTTCTACGTTGTTCATGCCGTCTGAAAAACCGTCATCGGGCATTTCGGGCACATCTTCTACGTCGATGCCGTTGTAGCCGCTGTCCCGCTCGCTCGCCAGCCGTCCGCGTACTTCCTCTGCCGATACCACGCCGGCCTGAATGTAGGCCACATCGCGGTCGGTGTCGGATTTGCGGATGGTGGAAAGCTCGGTTTCACTCATCTGCTGCAAAGGCACGAAGTCAAACGTGATGTTGTCGTTCACTTTGCCGAACAGGTGCAGTTGCACCAGCTTGAGCAGCTTATCCAACGGGTCGCGCAGCAGGTTTTCCTGCATGGCGCGGATGTGGTCGTAGTAAACGGCAATTTCGCCCTCCGTGCTGGCATTCAGCCCGCTGGGCGTGATACCGAGCAGCTTCACCAGCGGCGTATGGCTGGGCGCAGCCATTTGCTCTTGAGATTGGGCAAGCAGCGCATCCAAGCCGGACAGCGGGGTGTTGAACTGGAAGAACTCTTCCTCTTCTTTGCTCAACAACATCAGGCCGCGATTGTCGCGCAAACGGTTGTACAGTTCGGCACGGAGCATGATGTTGGTGTCGCCGTCGTCGCTGCCGCTCAATATCGCGCTCATATCGGTTTTGATGCCGGACAAGGAGAAGCTATGCAGCAGGTCGCTGACGGAATCCACAGTACGCAGCCATCGTTCCACATAGGGCATCATAAGCTGGGTCATACTCACGCCGCCGAAGTTATAGGCGGGTTTGAGCATATCCGGCACAGGGCGGGAAATCAGGGTGAACAGTCGGCTGGCGTGGATTTCCTGCGCCATCACATACCATGCCTTCGGCTTATAGAAGTCGGGCAATGTTGGATCAATGGCGTTGTACGGAGCGGGGGTCGTCCACATCGGCTCGATATTCACCAAGGCTTTCAGGCTGCCTTTGGCAATGGTTTTCTCGGTCAGCAGCAGCGGATTGGCGAGTTTGCCGTCGTGGTCTTTGATTTGCACCAGTATCTGGCCGCGCCCGAACAGGCCGTCTGTTTCGATGGCCTTGCGGAACACATCACGCACGTTCAACCGCTCGTAGCATTCCTCAATCTGTTTGATGAGGTCGCTGTTGTCTTCTTCGCCTACGGATTTGATTTCTATCCATTGGCGGGTCATTTCGTTAGCGGTGGTCTCGCTCACGCTGCGGTATTCGGAAATCTGTGCCAACTCAGCCAAGCGCGGATAGCCGATAAAGCCGGTGCCGAAAAAGCAATCAGCCCCAAAGTTTCCTAAGGGGCTGCTGTCCATCGCTATACCGTTTGGCTTCACACCGTCCGGCAGGGCTGGAAAATCCAAGCTGTATGAGACGGGCTGTTTTTCAGGCAGCCTTTGCAGGGCGCGGCGCATGGCTTTGTCTGTGTGTTTTTTCTTTTTGCTCATAGTCCGCTCAATATCTTGGGGTTGATGTTCAGCCCGCCCTGCACGGGGGCGAAGGCCATGACCAGCGCATCCGCCCGGTTCGGGCTGGGAATGCCGCGTTTTTTCATGTCTTTCTTGCTCTCAACTTTCACGCGCCCGTTTTGGTCGTAATCTACCTGCGGGCGGCTCAGTTCGGCAGTCAGGTATTCCAACTCATGCAGGCTGCTTGACAGGCTGATAAGCTGGTCTTCGGGGTAGCTGTCCCCGTGATGGACGGCGCGCCACGTTTTATAGAAGCGGTCGCGTACCATCCACCACGCCTGCGCCTTGATGTTGGCGAACATGTCGCGGTTTTTCTTGTCGTCGGTGTATTTGGCGTCGGGCTTATACACCGCACCGCCGGCATTGAAGCCGAGCGTTTGTACCTTGCCGTTCTTGCGCCGGAACTGTGCCTTCACACCAGCACCCACACCGATATTGTCGTACACAATGCGGTCAATATCCTGCTCTTGGGCGTACAGGTAAACCTTGTCGGCGGAATAAATCACGTCTTGGCCGCGCCATTGCTGCATGTCGGTTACGACTGAGCCGTGCCGCAATACGGTGGCGTTGGCATCATCGCCTTCATCAGCCACGTCAAAGCCGAGGATGCGCCGGCCTGCGGCAGAGAAGCCCAGTTTTTCATGCGCATCAATAGCGGCTTCAATCCAGCTCGGTTTGATAATCGCCAGCTCACTATCGGCAACCGGCTCGCCCAGCCAAATATGACGGTAAAGGTCTTCGTCCCGCTCTTTGCATTCGAGCATGTCGGCCAGCAGCGGCGTATCGGCAAAATGCGGGTTGATGTCGTAGTTGGCCTTCAAGACAATGCTGTCTTTGGGCGGGTGGACGATGAACCGCTGATAGGTGTCGTCCAAAATATTCTTCGGGTTGAAACTGATCCATATTTCCGCGTTTTTGTCGCCACGGATGGATGGTATCAATACATCCCATGAATTCTTCGTTACCGCTTCGGCTTCCTCCACCCAGCACACGCCGACACCCTGAATCGATTTGATTTTGGTAACGTTGTTCTTGATGCCGTAAAACACGAACTTCGCGCCCGTGCCTTTATGGGTGATGGTGGATTTCAGAATGTCAAACTCATCCGCGTAGCCCAAACGGTCGATGGTCTCAATCAATAGCTGGTACACTGAATCACCCAGCGAACCTTGAAACTCACGGGTGCACAGGATGACCGTACCGATGCGGCGCGAAACCTCCACCGCCAATTCCGCCAAGAAATACGATTTCCCGCTACCGCGCCCGCCGTACAGCACCTTGTAACGCGCCTTGCGGATAAGCGGCTTAAAATACGGATTGGCCATAGGGTTACTTGAAAATATCTTCCAGCGAGCGGGTCTCTACCTTCACACGCATATCGGCGTCCAGTTCCAGCTTCTCGCCGTACTTCTTCGGCGCAAGCTTGGCCGCCTTCCACTTGCGGGCGTCGATTTGTAACTTGGCTTTCGCCACTTCGCCTGTTTCAGGGGCGACAGAATCGGCAATATCGATAATCTCGTCAGCGAAACCATCTGCCTGCTCTTCGCGCGCACGCGCGTATTGCTCCTGAAAATCTTGATGCTCCGCCAACCAGCGGTGTACCGTTCCGCCCGCTGGCATATCGGCAGATGAACAAATCGCCCGCAAGCTCATGCCACGGGCGATCAGTTCGCAGATTTTATCTGCCGTTTCTTGATTGTATGTTGTTGGACGCCCGACTGGGCGTTTTGCTTTTGCCATATCGAGCTATCCTAAATTTAAAGGCCGCCCGAAGGCAGCCAAAAAGAAAAGAGAAAATTGCCAATTCGCAACTTTCTCCGAAATATAGCATTTTTATACCAAAAGTGTTTCATGCTGTCAAGTGCAAAACAAAAGCAGCCCGAATGCACTAAAGCACTCGGGCTGGAATTTTATATCTTTTACCCACGGCAAAACCCCGCATGGGTAACAATTGAATAATACGTCGCTGATAACTGAAATGCAAGTGTTTCTATGTTATCTGTTGCTGATTTATTGCATTTCAAAAGCGAAAGGCCCCGAAAACCGGAGCCATAACACCGACCAGGGAACCCCCCAATCCTTGGGCATTTATCCTTCAATGTATTCCCCTTCCCAAATAGGCATCCCAGAATCTATTGCGGTTAGATTTAATTCCATTTGGAGGTGGACACCCACTGCGATTTGAGAATATTTATGTAATTTTTCAATTAGTGCATGGTTGCCACTTAATACTTGCTCCGGCGTTTGCTCACCAATTTCCGTTAACCGGAAGAATACCATGTACTCTGCCTCAATAGAGAAGATATTCTCTTCCTGTCCGTTAACCGCCCTAAACCATGCTTTAGGGCGAATCATAATCTGGTCATTCTCTTCATTCAAGAAGAGCTTCCCTGGAGTAACGGTAAGCCGCCTGGTTATTTCTGATATATCAATACTCTTTTCCGCAACCTGCCGATTTGACGTACCCTGTTTAACATCAAGTATCTGAATTTTCATCTTATACTTCCAGTGCTAGCGGTCTAAAGTTTCCGATGTGGTAAGGTTGTCGCTTAGATAAGTTGGTTATAGGGGAGGCGGATGTAATATTCAAAACCCGTCCATATTCTGCTTGCAGCTTAGACTCGGTTGAAATCACAATCTTTTCATCCAGCGCAAATAGCATGGAAACCATTGTCTCGATAGTCAGATTATTACTGCCGCCCATAATCCTAGAAACAAGAGATTTACTTTTACCCGTGAGTTTGGCTAGGTCGGTATAGGAGAGTTTCTTTTCATCCAAGAGGTTATTCAGCATGATGGCGAAATCTACTTTTACCTCTTCTTGAGCTTCTATTAGCTCGTAATTTTCTATTTTATTCATGGCACTAAATGCTCCAAGGACAACATATTTTGTAGTTGCCGATAAGTCTTTTCCAAATCTGCCGGCTTAGTTTTCTGCCATTTTTTCAGCACACTGTGGCTAAGCAAGAAGCAACCTTGCAAGTTTGGAGTGCTTACACAATAAATGCGAATCGGTTGTTTAATAAACTCATACACTTGAATGCCGTGTATCTTGCCAGCCTTGTGAAACATCTGTGATGGCAGCTGCTCACCGCGAGCGAAACGCTGCATAATAATCCGGATGCTGGCCGCATGACGGACAGTTTGAGCGGATTGCTGATAGTCATCCAGCTCACGTTCCAAGCTGGACACTTCTTCCCCATCTTCGCATAGTACGCATAAAGGGCGTATGCCATTGTATAGCAGTTTAGGTTTCATTGTACACTTATAAGTAAACTATAGGCATCAAATTTATCAAACAACACACCTGAGCAAATCAAGTTTCATCATACCCTAAGCCCAATAAAAAAAGCAGCCGAAGCTGCCCTTTATTCCCACTCCTACGCATAGCCGTGTATCAAGAGGCGTAGTAGTTAATCTCAATTTGTCCTCATATTTTGCTTTTCTCTCAACAAGCGATTGACTTCAATAACCCTCTCACGGTATTTTTGCTCTAAACACGAGATATAAATATCGGATGCCATATTTCCAGCTTGCAAAGGTGCATAAGCCAATTCGCATTCAACAGGAACCCATGCGCGCCAACGTTTCTGCGCTTCAATGAAAGCATTGTCGGTTATTGAATTGTCATGCGTTCTTGAGAAACTTTGCAAGCGTTGGTATGCGGCATTCAATTGTCGCGCCTGTCGCTCAAGTTCAGGAGATGTTGAACAATATTCATCAACACACAAGGAGAAAGCGGGGCAAGAAACTCCCAACAGTATGACTAATAAAAGTTTTCTCATATCAAACATCCTAAAATAAACTATCTACCTGTTTGCGCTCATCATCACTCATCGGCTTATACCCTTCGGTTTTGCCTGAATCATTACGCTGCCGAACCGACGGAGGAGTGTCCTCATGTGTTTTCGTTGGTGCTTCGCGTTGCTGTTGTTGTGGCGCATTACTATTTGGTGTGCTGTTCTCAGAAAGTGCGGACAGGATGCCAATTAGAATCAAAATAACGACTCCCCAGCCGATTATTTTGCCTATTGTTGCCAAGCAGCCTCTTCTTTTTGGTGGAGGCTCTGTCGTCTCGATCTGTGAAAAATCCAGCCTGCCTTCACTCATCACCTCTTCCCGTAATTGCCAGTATTCTGCTTCGGTTAGCTGGCCTTTACTGTACATCCGTTCTATCTTTTCCAGTTGGTTGATTTTGCTCGCGCGTCCCATTTTTCGGCTCTTTTGAGATTGGTTTGAGGCTAATTTTGCCCGATAAGACAGCCCTGTCCCCTTGATGCCGATATTGGAGTAGACGCCTTTCTTGCTGATATTCAGGTTGGCGCCACGCTTCCCGATGGTGAAGCTGGAAATGCCACGCTTCCCAATATTTACACGGAAGCCGGGTGCAATCTTGAACGATTTTCTAAATCGAAACCCCATTTGAGAGAAGGCTGTGTGAAGTGTAATAGCGGACAATTATACATATTTTTACACAGCCCAACCGCACAAACACAAACTACCCAATAATCCCCGCTTGCCTAAACTCTGGCTCCAGTTTGCAAATGGCGCTATTGAGCAGCCCGGCAACGATTCCCCCAACCTGTTTCTTTTTCCGCCACAACGTTACGCGCCCAATATCAAATCTGTCTTGTATCTGCGTTTGCTTGGGGCTGCCTGAAAAAATATGCGACAGCAGGGCATCACAAAGCAACAAGGGAATGCCTTGCTGCTGATCCAGGATGTAGCCGCTCAGATCCACGATACGGCTCAAATTGCTGCCGTATTGGGCTTCTACGGCGCAAAGCTCCAAATGGTTCAGCAGCCGTTCCACCCGCGCCCGTATCATCGCACTGTTGGTGTGCCAGTCATGTTGTGTCATCCCTTGTCCGCCGCCACGACTTACGCCCTTATCCTCTACCCAGTGGCAAATTTGTGCGGTGTTGTTCAATGGCTCGATCCGCATACAAGATAAGCGGTAGGCGTGGCTCAATGCTGCTTCGACTGACTGGTACATGCTATTTCCTGTTCATCTGTTTGGATAGTAGTTTCTTGATACGGCGGCGTTTCATTACCCGATACCAGCGGCTTGCCCGGATTTTCTCTTTACGCTGCCGCTGGGCTTCACGGCGGGCTACTTCGTCAAAGGTCGGGTCTCTGTAGGTTTGTGCCATTACGAATACCTTTCCGCGTGATAAAGTTCGGTAATCTTTCCAGCAGCCTCATCCACAATAACTTCAGCGTTCTCAAGTCTGCCCAGTAAGGACAACGGAAGTTTTCTGGATTGGCGGATGAAGTAAGCAATCAACCATCGTTCTTCGCAACCGGAAAAATCCAAACGCTCCAACATATTTTTCAGCGTTCGTTCGGGCATCTTTTTCGC